CTCGGCGTTCTGGATAGCACGGAAGTATTAAGGCTCGTGGAGCCACCGTTTTGGTCCGTTTAACCCGTCAAACCCAATGGATGAGGCGTTCCCACGCGAGGGTAGTTTGAGAACTTTGCGGTTCTAGGGTCCCGCTCACCAACTCTTGGGTCCCTCAGGACGAGAGTTGCGGGTGAGCTTCGGCGGAGGCGAGACGGTGAGAAAGTCCGCCTTGAACTGCTTGGCGAGAGCCTGGCGCTGTTTTCCCAATGACGGGGTAGGCGCGGGCCTCACAGAAGAGCTCGAGGTGGTCCCCCCGGTGAGGGGGAGCAGGAGGGTGACCTCCTGGGTTTCCCAGGCCTCCGGTTCGACGGAGTGGACGGCAGTGGGTGCGTCCGGGTCCGGCGAGGAGATCTCCTGGTGCGGCGAGTGGAAGGCGTAGACAGAGACGATGGCACGTTCGACGAAGTCGAAGTGATCACCGGCCCGGACCTTGTCGAAGGTGTGGTCTTGAATCCGAACAGGGATGAACGGAAACTCGACCATCTTGTCAAGGGGATGGGCGTCCAGAGGATTCTTAAATCTCTGGGTCAGCTGTCGCAGCTGGCGGCTCGTGAGCCGGCAGCGGGCCTGGATGGGCGCGTCGTCGTCCTCAGGTGCGTCGATGGACGCCACCATAGCGAGGGGAGAGACGCCCGACTCGTCGATGAAGGGTTCATATCCCTCCGGGAGAGGTGTCCCGGATGGGTAGAGACCGACGGAGACTCGGCGGGGCTTGTGGCCAAGAAGTCTGGTGCCCGGGGTATCAGACTCGAGGAAGAGGAGGCTGTCCAGGGAGTAGTCCTTTTCCGGTCCTTCGTAGTGTTGGACGGCGGAGAGGTACAGGGACCTGGCCAGGTACCTCTGCTCTGGCGAGAAGCGCGGGGTGATCCCGCGGGGGACTTGGAACCCGAGGCCCCCGAGGAGGGGGTGGGCGAACAGGTTGAGCGTGGTGCGTCCGTACCGGGTCTGGCGAATGATCTCAGACCGGTGGTACTTCAGGAACCAGGCGTGTGCCTGCGCGGGGTTCATGGCCGTGAGGACCGACGCGGCGTGCCATCCCGAGAGGGGAAGAGCAGCGAGCGCCGATCGGCCGGTGAGCTTGGCCTGTCCAGTGAGCAACCCGACGTTGAGGAAGCCCCCGATGGTGATCTGGGGTTCGACGTTGATGTCGTAGGGAAGCGTGGACTCGTCCATGTCGGCCCAGGACCAGCTGCGCCAGAACTCGTGAGGAGTCGGGGCGGGCCGGTAGTCGATGGGCACCGAGTTGATGGTGAAGAACCTCGCGTGGCGAAAGTTCTTTCCGACGGACTGGCTGAAGCCGACTGCCTTGGTCTCCCTCTCCCAGGCGGAGTAGAGGGAGGGGGACGCCCGGAAGAGGATGTCGTCACCGTTAATGAGAACGGCGAGCGAGTCCATGCGGGCACGCGAGCGCAGGATGCGGTCACGGTCGGGTTGGGCCATGATGTAGGCGAAGAGGTTGGCGAGACACAGGAACGGGAACGAGAGTACCGAACCCATGAGCTGGCCGTTGCGCTGGACGGTAGGAAGGATCTTCGTCCAGGGGGGGTAGACCAGGACCTGCTCCAGGAGGGAGGAGGCCAGGAATTCCCGGAAGGGGAGGTCCTCGGGCAGGAGACGGTCGAGGACCGCCTCGAGGAGGACCTTGGACAGCCTGATGTCGAGGCCGTCCGTGGCCGCCGAGTAGTCGCCAGAGACGAAATCGTCCGAGTCGGAGCCCCCGAGACGGGAGTGCTTCGAGACGAGGTCGTGGAGGAGATGCTCGGAGACCGGCTCGCCGATGAGTCGAAAGACCGGCGAGGAGCGGAGGAAGCGCCAGAGGGCCCCTTGGAGGGGGCGGGCGACATGTCCGCGGACCGCGTCCATCGCCGTAATGAGGCGAACCTTGAGAGGCTCGATCACTTCGGCGACACGCGCGACGGGGAGGTGGAGGGACGCAGGGTCAACCGAGCCGAGCTCTTCGAGCCGTAGGCCGGTCGTCAAGGAATTTAGATATTCCCTGGACTTCTGCGGTGTGTACCACCGGGCGAGATCACGCCACTGGTCCGCCGTGAGGGGGGGGAGACCCCGATCCTCGACGACGAAACCCGGAGCGGGTTCGCGGAGGCCGACAAAGATGTCGGCCGGGAGGGAGACACCCTGCCGTTCTGCTGAGAGACGGCGAAGGTGCTCCCGGGCCCCGCCAAGATGGCGGGGCGACTCCACAGAGGCGCGTGTGGAGCCTTCAAGGCCGACGACGGACTCGAAGATGGGGGGCGCTTGGAACTTGGCGAAGAAGGTGTTCGCGAAGATCCGGGCCCGCTCAAGATCGGGGTCCGAAGTCGGGGGGGAGGATAGCTGGGTGGCGTGCTTGACCATCGTCTTGAGGACGAAGGAGCGGGGCACGGCAGCGAAGCCCCTCTTCGATTGCGCGATGGCGTAGACGGCGCGAAAGAAGAGGTACGCATCCTCCCGGGAGGCGTCGTAGGTCGCGAGACGCATGAAGTACCGGCCGGTCATCCCTGTGAAGAGAGGAGCGGTCGGACCTTTCCTCCAGGACGTGGGCCTGGGAGGGAGAGGGTTTCGGAGGAACCGGGCGAGGGGCCAGTCCTTCCAGTACTTCGCGTTGGCGACGAAGTCCGCCTCTGACCACGTCTTCATCTCCTGCAGAACGGCGGTTGATTCCGTCGCAGGGAGGTGTCCGACGTAGTCGGGGTCGGCCGCACAGGCCGACGAGGTGTCGATCAGGACAAGTAGAACCGAGCGCAGTCCGGAGAGGGAGTGCAGCAAGTGGAAGTCTACCGAGACCGGCACCTGGCTACCGCGGGGACGCGGCAGCGGGCTCCCGTCGACGAGTTGGGGCGGAGGGGGGGTTCGCGTGAGCGTTCCGTCCTCGAGCTCGTACTCGCCTGACGAGAGCAGTCTTTCCGCGGGGGGAAAGACAGGATCCGACGGAACAGTGGTTGAAAGAACTAATTCGGACTCGTGAGAGTCCTTGGGTTCTGACATGAAGAGCCACTGTTTCGGTCCACCAGCGCGGTCGGCCCAGGGGGGCGCGACGGCGTGGAGGCGGAGAAGAATATCATCAATGCATGCGACAGCTGTAAAGTTGTTCATTGCGTTGTGTTGGGATGACG